CAGTGAAACACAAATCGTCAACGTCAGTAACGGAGATAGCGCAGTGCTTGCTCATGTCTCTGTCTGGCATGGCAATCCATCAAATGTATTCGGGCCGTTCACTGGCTGTCGTAAGTTCTTTGATTCAGTCAAGGGACGGATGGCAGAAGATGCCCCCAAGATGGCTGTCACTGATGGTTTGACTAAAGCCCTGTCACACGTTGGCTGTAATGCTGATGTCTTCTTAGGAGAAATGGATGGCAATAAGTATGCCGCAGACAGTGGCGGCTCATCTAACAATGGGTGGTAATCTTGTGAAGGGGGGCGTTCTCCTGCCTCTGGACTGACCGTACAAGGGGCGGCGCGGTAGAACTCTTCACTAAGAGCCGCCCCACAACTACTAACTAGGAGCCAAAAGCATGGCAGAATATGACGACACAAACCGAGGCGCAGCCTTCACACCTTTCCCTACACAGAAGATGATCTTGCAGGGCAAAGTAAATGTTGACGGCAATGACAATAAGATTGTCTTGGTTTCAGACGAAACGCGAGACGGCAGAAAGATTGTTGAGGTCTTTCAGAAAGTCGGCGTTCTATTTGAGAATGACAAGAAGGGCAACGAAGCAGCGCCCGATTACTCTGGCCCAATAAAACAGGTGGTCGAATCTCCGCTTGAGAAACGGATCGCAGGTTGGCGCAGGATGAAAGACGGCAAGCCTTATATGTCTTTCAATGTCAGCGATAAGCAAGGTGGCACTGAAGAAAGAAAGATTGCTGATCCATCAAAACCCTTGCCAGAAGATGACATTCCGTTCTAGGATAAATCATTATACCCAGTGAGTCTGCCTCAACACTCACAGACTTGGGCGCTCTTCGGAGCGTCCTTTTTTTTCTAAGGAGATATCATGGAAACATGGCAGGAAATAAAAGCTAGACATCAGCGAGAGAAGATCGAACTCGCTCAAAGCTTTGCTGCTAATTACACAATGAAAGACGCAGCTAAGATACTGAGATGTGATGAGCCTGTGCTTCGACGGTTTGCGCACCACTACGATATAAAATTTTTAAGAGCAAGATGGCCTGATAAGGTGTGAAGCGGCAGTTCATATAAAGTTTAACAGGCAGGTAAACGATACAAAAAGTTTGGGTTTCTGAGAGAGCCGCCTCACAAATCCATTAAACAAAACAAAGGAGAGCAAGTCAAGTGACACAACTAGAAAAGATGATGATCTATGCAAAAGTAGAGAACGCAAGGATGCTCTCTCGCATAGGTGGGAGCAACGCTATCGCGGGGATGAAAGGCAGGGACGGAGGATACAAGGGAGGCAGGCCAAGTAAAAAGCAAGAGCTTTCTAAGAAGGCAGAAAAAATATTACTCTGCATAAAGTCCGATATGAATGTCCGCGCCATAGCGCAAGTCGTCGGCACTTCGCATCAAGCAGTCAGCCAAATCATTAGTAGATATAATCTAAAGGAGTTGGCAAATGAACAATCTTAGCTTTGCCTTCATTGCCTTCTTGCCGTTCACTGACTGGCAAGACTGTCAAGACTTTGTAAGATTCCATGACCTGCATGGATTCCACGATCAGTGTGTTGGCGTAGATACAAACGGCAACCGTACTAACTACGAGCAGGAACAAAAGCTTGCACCAGACTGGTCGCTCAGACCAAAAGCAAGACCTACATTAATTCAAAATGAGGCCCATCAATAAAGGGACGGCGATCTTGGGAGCGGCGTAAATCTATATAAGAGTTCATCGCCTCTTCCATTGTTCCTTCCCACTCCATTACATTTGGAACAGACCAAGCAGCACCCCAACGCAATTGAACAGAGTGAGCTAACGCACCCTTCTTCATTGCATCAGCAATGTTATCATAGAGAGGCAGTGACCAATCCACATTGCCACCAACATAAGCAAAGAGATCAACAGCATGACAGAAGCCATCGTCTTGACGCAAGTGTTTGCTCTTCATAGTTTGTGATGCGCCCTTGGCGACAAGAGCAGCCTGCTCTTCTTCGGTTCTCAAACCAATTCCAACACCAAAGTCTACATCAGTTACGTCAATCGCAGCCTTCACCACCTTAACCAGATCAGGGTGAACACCACGAAGGCGAGACAAACTTCTATCTGATAACTTGAATGACATCTTACTTCCTTCCAAAGAATTTAGTTGCTGATCTAACACCAAAGCTTGCAGCTACAATAACACCGAGCGTGTACTGATACCAGTCAGGCATAGTTTCTAAAGCAGTGAAGCCATTAGCAACAATGTCCCTGCCAGTATCACCAAGAAACACAAGCACCAATGGAATACTAAATAGAATTGTTAGCCACTCATCCTTCCAAGATGTCTGAGAACCTTGAGCCATGATCCGTTCCCAATCAGCAACAGATGTTTCTTTACTAAGCATTATCTTAGCCTTGGCTTCTGCTTCAGTTAGCTTCAGCTTGGCTTCAGCAGCTTGCTTGTCTGTCTTACCTTTTAACCACCCTCCTGCAAGCTCTGTAAGAGGGCCTATAAGCGCTTGTATCATTTTGGTGACTCCTTGCTCATCCAGATTCCAAAGCAGCCTGTGAGCGCCCCCATACAGACAGATACCAAACCTGATTGCTGTATGGTGGGGTCAGGCAATGACATATACCAGTGTACAGATTGATAGGTCAGAATGGTGACGGCTAACATCATAAGTCGGGGAACAATCTTCCAGTCATCTACAGTAGTGTGGGCCATGATAAACCTCCGTTAAATCTTACCCTGTGATGCAAGCAAAACAACAACAGCAAAACCAATAATCAAAGTAAAAATTACTCCAACGCTGCCCCAAATAACAACAGCCTCGAACCTTTCAGCTTTTAATCTTGCTTGCTCTTCTTCTCTTTCTTTTCTTTCTCTGCGTACCCTAGCTCTGATAGCAATCAATTCCTGCCAAGCACTATAACCTCGCAAGTGAATGATAAGCTCACGAAGTTCATCCTCTGCATCCTTTGCCTTTTGCAAAGCAACAAAGGTTTCCATTGCGTTTTCGTCTTCACTGCCAAACGCGCTGCTTTTTTTCTTATTATGTTTATTGCGCAGATCATCGACGCCATCGAAGAACTCACCAATCTGCTTGGTGACGTTTACTAATTCCTGACCTGCGGAAACAGCGGCCTTTATTGCGGCGAACGCTGTTAAAGGATCAATCATTAGCCTGTCATTGTCATCCGCAAAAGAAGCACAATTATAAATGCGCTACTGCCAATTAGAATAGCTTCTATTCTTTTGACGCGGTTAAACAAATCCTTAAACTGTATGTCCATTTCAGTTTTCATAGCAATAATCTGCTTTTCTATCTTGTCGATACGCTGATGCGCTGATGCTACAGTTTGTTTGGTCATGCTATATCATCCACAACTTCTATTTCTATGTAGTTACTATTAGGAAAAGTCTGAACACCACCCGCAGCAAAGGTAACTTGGAACTCTCCTTCGTAGCTACCAACAGTTGCTGTGTCTGAGCCTGACCAAGTGTAACTAACCTCACCTGTTGTTGCGTCACTAATAGCAGCCGAATCATTTACTGTGGTAGAGCTTGCTCCAGACTTCCGCATCTTAAAAGATACAGCCGCACCTGATAAAGTCGGCACACTTCCATCGCTATTTATTAACGTGGCAGATAAGATGGGCCTTGTGTCATTTTGTTTTATGTAGAATGTCATCACGCATCTCCTAATTATATCTACAACAATCTAAGCAGCATTGGCAAACACTATATCGTCGTGAATAATTATGTCATTGTGATCTACATTTACTACAGCCATAGATTCACTGCCAAAAATAACTACGCTATTGGGGCTTGCGTCTACCATAGCTTGAGCCGCACCATCAACAATAACTATATCATTTGCGCCATCATCAGCCCTTGAAGCTTCAGATGGGACAACAAATAAAACAATCTGACCTGTTAAAGTAAATGAACCATTTGAGGCCGTTATTTCTTTGCCAAGGCCAATGCTTGCGCTTTGACCAGTAAGTACAAATGAACCAACACCACCTGATGTTACTCGTCTATCTCCACTCTCCGTAATGCGAGTGTTTAAATCTTCAGTAATCCGATCATCTGTATCAAGTGAAAGCACTAACGTTTTTTTCAAATCAACAGATTGACCTGAAATAGAAAACGATCCATTGCTAACCGTTAATTTTTTGGTTTCATCTAAATTAGCTGACTGACCTGTTAAAACAAACAAACCATTTGAAGCTGTTATGTTTTTGCCAAGACCAATAGACGCGCTCTGCCCACTAAGAACAAATGAACCGCTATCAAGTGAAAGAATTAATGCTTTCTTTAAATCAACAGACTGACCTGAAAGTGAGAATGAACCATTATTGGCTGTTAGAGATTTGCCTTTAATGAAATTAATTGACTGCCCTGTTGCAGTAAATGATCCTGAACCAATGCTTAACTTTATAGCGCGGGATAAGGTTACTGACTGCCCTGTTAGGGTAAACGAACCACTAGCAAATGAAACTAACTCGCCTCTCTCTAAGCCAACGGCTTGCCCAGAAAGAGAGATAGAGCCAGAGTCAGCAGTTAGATTGATCTCTCTGTTTAGGTTTGCTGCTTGCCCTGATAGAGTAAACGATCCGTTTGCAGCATCTAGTTTGGCTGCTTCAGTCTGCTCAAAACCAACTGCTTGACCAGATAAAGTAAAAGCGCCGCGCTCTGCTTCTAATTTAACTGACTTTTTAAGCGTAACAGTTTGGCCTGAAAGTAAGAACGATCCTGATGAAAAGCCCTCAGAAATATCTATGTCTATTTCTTGACCGCTTAAAGTAAATGCGCCATTAGCAACACTTAGCGTTAGCACTTTGGTGCTGCTAAAGCTTACAGCTTGCCCAGATAAACTAAACGTACCGCGCTCTGCTTCTATTTTCTTAGCAGCATTTAATCCTGCATCTTTTCCAGAAACAACAAAAGAGCCATTATTAGCTGCAATGTTTAAAGACTTCTTAAATATAATAGCTTGCCCAGAAAGGCTAAATGTACCTGAAGCCGCAGATAAAGAGTAAGCATTTCCAAATGTTAAGGGTCGGCCTGTTACAGAGAAAGAGCCGTTAGAAACAGATAAGTTAAGTGACTTTGTAAATCCAACATCTTGGCCCGTAATAGTGAAGCTGCCGTTTGGAGCAACCTCTGTAATAAGCTTCCCTGCACCCTGCAAACTTAAAGCAAAAGTGCCACTGGATGCGGTTATGTTAAGGGCTTTTGCTAAAGAAACAGATTGCCCAGTTAAAGTAAATGAGCCATTGCTTGCGCTCATCTTAGGCGATTTGTTTAGATCAACTGGCTGACCTGTAAGCGCAAAGCTGCCATTCAACGCGCTTATTTTTTGAGCTTTATTTAGACCTGTTGATTGCCCTGTTAAAGTGAAACTGCCATTTGATGCAGATACTTTTACTGCTTTATCTAAGTCTGCTGCATTACCTGTTAAGGCAAATGAACCTGAAGCTAAGGCAACCTTTATATTTACACTTAATGAAACAGCCTGACCAGTAAGGCTAAATGATCCCGCATCAACTGAAATTGGAAAGAATCTTTCAGTTACCCTTGTATCCCCATTCTCAAGAATACGAGTGTCTGATGCTTCCGTTATGCGGAATCCATTGGCCATTTAGTTTACTCTCCGAGCAGAGCAGCCAGTGTCAGAGCCTTTAGCGCATCGGGTGTGCTTGCCCCTGCGATACGACTGTCAGCCGTGATGTTACGAAGCGTTGCTTTCTGCGCTGCAACAGCATCTGCGCCAGAGCCAGCTTCCAGAGCTTTCATGTAAGACACGTCCAGTGCTTCCAAACGTGGCTTGCGTTCTGCACGAAGGTTGTCTTTGTGGATGTCTCTGGCCTTCGCCATGTCCACTTCAATGACCGCCTCGTTGAAAGCCCAAGCGCCCCGAAAGGTGCGGTCAGTTGGAACTGTAAGAGATGACGCATCACGAACATCTCCGTTGATATTGATGTAGGTTGTCATGCTGCAATTCTCCATGCGTTTCTAAAGCTGCGGTCAGTTGGTATTAGTTCAACAGGGACGATCCGCATTATCGTTCTGTTTCCTTTGTAATCTCGCCACACAGAGGGGCAGATGTCTTTCATTATGAGATACTCAATGGCTTTTTCTTCTGACATTGGGCCAATGGGTTCTGCGTATGGATGTTCTTTTCGTTCTCCATCAGCCACATCTCTGTCACGCTGATAGGTGTCTATCGGTGGCAGGATGTTGCCCTCTAGTGCAGCAGCCATCCAGTTTGGATCAGGCACAAGCACCTTGGCAGGTTCGTCAGGTGTGACAGGGTCTTCAAAGACCACACGATACTTGCTTTGCACTGGCGCAAGACGGCTCTTAGCTTCGGCTAGTCTATCCCATAGGTGTTCGTGGGTCATGCTAAGTCTCCGTGGATTGTAACTTGCCCCTTAGTTGAGTCATAGAAACCACTACTTGAATGGTCTGCGTATACGTTTCTAAAATACCATTTTGAAACTGTTCTATTTGAGTAACCTTCAGCATCACCAAGAGTTATACAATAAGACCCAGAACCCGAAACATAACTAGTTTGAGATGGGGCAGTATACAATGTGTTGGACATTGCACTTGTCCAATTTAAATCACCTTGACCATTTGAGCTATCGGTTAAGCTGCTTGTGTTAATACTGTCTGATATTGCGGGGGTCTGTTGATTGAAAGTACACCAAGCCTTAGCTGACCCATTGACCACATAGCTAGTGCCGACCGTTGTTGTGCCGTCTGTGATGTTGGAAACATTTAGTGTACTCATGCTAAGTCTCCATTAACTTGAGAGTTATATACAGTTGCATCTGCAATCGAATGACTAGAGTTATATGATTGCAAATTAAATGACGAAACGGTTCTGACTGTTGAGGTAGCTTGATGATAATTATTATTTGCAGCCGACCAACAATATGATGTGCTAGTCATATTGTTGGATAAGTTTACATTGTAGTTTCCTGTGCTGTTATCTGTGAGGCTTGAAACACCAGAGCTATCTTGTATTGCAACCGTACCAGACCCGTTAAAATATATCCAAGCAACAGCAACCCCTGACACTGCACGACTAGCTGTTTCCCCTGTGGCTTTTATGTTGGTGACCGTGATGGTACTCATGCTAAGTCTCCTGTTACAGTCAGACCAACACCGCCTTCACTGTCATTTGCAGAGCCGTTGTGGTGCGTAAAAACGTACATGACGGAAGCTGTTGGAGTGTCACTATCTGAGGTGTTTGCTCCAGAACCATCGTTATGACCGCCGCCATCCATGTTGTGGCTTGCATAAGCATACCATCTGCTATCGAAAGCATTGGTAAAATTATACTTTATGCGTCCTGTTCCCTCGTCCACGATTGACGCAAGATTGAGGCTTTTGTTTATAGTATTGCTTGCCACAACAAGTGAAAAGTGTTGCGCAGCACTTTGCTTCGTCAACGCAACAGGGCCAGTACCATTCGCAGCACTTATTGTATTTGCTCTAATCTCAGACAATGGACAAGTTCCCCCCTGATGTGACAGTCAGAGTAACACCCGATGCAATAGTTAATGGACCAGTTGCATTAGCATTTTCGTCTGCGTCGATTGTTGTGCTAGTGTTTAAGGTTTGTTCATTGATCCTAAAGATGTCTCCTGCACTACTGCCAGTTTCACCATTCTCACCTTTAAACAAGCCACCGCCACCACCAACATATGTTTTGATTTGAGCAGCCGTAACACGCTTAGATGTTCCGGCCTCATTAATCTCAAATTGGTTTGCATCAACTACAGAAGAAGCCGCAGTAAGCCCTGATATTTTTACGTTAGCCATTTTTATACCCTTTATGCGAGGGTTAGGATTCCATTAGAGCCAATGTCGATTGTAAAAGTATCACCGTCATTGAGTGTCAGTGAGCTTCCATAATCATAATAGCCAATAACAGGATCGTTTGTTACAGTGTCATTGTAAATAACCACATAACGAAATGCTGCTACAGAACCACCAGATGCAGTTAGCGTCAAATCGGCTGCACCAAGCTTATATGTGCCAGATGACTGAGCGCTTGTTACACTTGCCAGAGTTCTTGACGACAAGTTTGTGTAACTAATCTGTGATATATTAGCTAATACACCGTTTCCGTCTGCTGTAACATTTGTCCCCGCAGTTGGGTCTGTATTCGATAGAGCGACAATCAGAGTATCGCTTCCGAGGTTCATAGCCTCGACTGCATACTCTACAAAGTCATTTACTTTTACAAAGCTAGCCATTTCTACTTTCCTTTAGCTGTTAGCCACCAGTTTATTCCTTGTTCTACAAAAACAAAGAAACATCAACGCACAAATAAACTATCACAAATTACTGTGACCAAGCGCGAGTCATTTGATTCATCTCATCCTTCCAGAACCACATTCTAGTAAAAGGAAGATTCCTAAATACATTCTTAGCGCCCTCACCATAATCGCCAGAAACAAATTGAGCCGCACCTGCTCCAATATCGTAAGTTATAGATGGCCCTGCACCTGCAAGTCCTGTGATTGCATCAGCCATACTTGGTTCTTGTGGAAACTTGGGGCTTAAGTATCCATTAGTTATATTTGGTCCACCAAGCGCCAAGCTTGTATGCATAGAGGTATAGAACAAATCACTGTAAAGCGCTGTTAAGCCGCTTGAGTCGTAAGACCTAGCAAATCTGTCCCTCCATTCCATTTCTTCCCAAACAAAATCTGGAGTCTTTGCTTTAACAGACAAGTAACCCAAGCCAAGCATTGCTGCAACACCAACAACTCTGTTCTTCATTTGACCGTGAGCCATACCGCCAACCATCTTGTTTACGTTAGCAAGGGTATAGCTGTAGAATTGAAACGGCAAAGCCATGAAGCCATTCTCAATGCGAGAGTAACCTTTATATCTTTTGTCTTCCGAGTAACCAAACTTCTTGGCAATACGATACGGTACAAAAGCAACGCCATCACTGATAATTGGTCTATCCGCAGGGGTTGCCATCATAATTGTATTTAGGATTCCAGTGTTTAGTGCAGCGCGAAAATCGCCAACTGTTTGCTGTCGTACTTTTGATTGCTTTTTCCACTCAGCAAAAGCCAGTTCGTTAATTTTGTTTTCGTATCCAATAAAACCTTCGTTAGTTTCCTTATTAAAGCCAAGGTCTTTTGCTCTAAACCTTGTGTGCATAATCTCATGCAGCATAACAAAGTTAGACCAAGATTTAGGTGTTTTAAAAACATCTTCTAAAGGTTTAATTCCTTCTCTTCTAGGATTTAACCAAACCTTGTTTTCAAAAAACTTGCCCTCAATGTATTCTCTATCAAAGAAAATAGTATTTGATTTTTCATTATATCTAGCAGGAACATATATGCTTTCACCATCTGCTCCTACACCTTGTGTGCCAACAGGCGATCCATCTTCTTTTGCTTCAATGATATTAACGCGCTTACCATCTATTTCTGGAACATAAATACTATCAAGCCATTGCTCAGTATTAGCTAAAATCAATCCACTATCAGATTTTTGCCAAGGCGCTTTTGCTATTTCTAAAGCGGCTTCATCATTAATGCCGTTTCTTGCAAGCCATGTTTTTTCAAACTCTGTTGCTTTACCTTCTAATAGCTTTACTGAGCGCTCAATAATTGTATGCGCTCTAGCCATGCCATCAAGCATTTTACTAATTTGCGTAACTGGCCCTAGTCCATTTAAAACATAGTAAGCATTTCGAGCTTTATTCCACAACTCACCTGCGTCTACATTGTTTGCCATGTCATCGACTAAGCGAACATGAGCAGTACCCCTAACAATATCAACAGATTCGCCACTCATGCGAGTTTCCGCAGCAGACGCAGCCAACACTTCTTTATCAAGCATACCCTGCATGGCTTTCACCATAACGCCACCGTCATGCTCCATAATAATTCTGCCAAACTCAGGAATAGCAGCAGCCCAAGCACCGCCCATATAATTTAAAGAAGCAGCTTCCTTCATTATGTATGCTGTTCTTTGACTTAAAGCTGATGGATTGTCTAAGACCGCACCTGCAATTCTATCGTACAGAATCATAAAGTCTTTCATGTCTTTATTAATCTGATCCTCAGAGAAGCCCTTGGCAACCATGTCTCTTCTTAATTTATAAACGACATCATCAACGTCACCGCCAAACTGCTTTCTAAACTCAAGTCGTGGAGCAACTCGCGCAGTGTAAGTCTTCATAATTGCAATAGGGTCTTGAACAATAAAGTCCCAGACTAATTCATTTGGAATGTCTACTTGTCTGTGGCGAAAGTGTTTTGATCTTCCATAACCAAAGCCAATGTTAGCTTCATCTGTAGGGTTTTTGTCGCCAAGAATTGTATCTATTGTTTCATTGACACGTTTTTCTATAGAACCCCTGTCAGTTTTTAGACGAACTAGCCCCCATTTGTTATTCTGAAACATCCATATTGTAGGGTTCTCAGAGTAGTGCTTAAACAATATTTCAAAAAGCTCTCCTCTTCGGGCTTTGATTGCCCCCATATCCCAAAAGCGAGGCAGGAAGTTATCTGTTAGTTCTTGCGGCTCATCCCTAAAGGCTTGCAAGCTAGCTTCAAGCTCTGACTTCTGCCTTTCCAAATATCTTTTTCTGCTTAAGTCTTCTTCACGAAGCTTTGCAAATTTAGCGTCACCCCCCATTCTTGCTAGAGAATCTTCCAAATCAAGAAACTGTCGCTCAACAGACTTTAGACGATTGGTTATTGATTTAGTTGACCCAATCAAACCAACATCGCTTAACTCACGCTCTGCTTTTTGAAAGAACTCGTCTACAATCTTAATGCTTCTTTTTTCAAGATCACTAAGGTTGGTGTCTTTCTTAGTTCGCTTTTCGTTTATGCGTCTAAGCCAATTACCATAACTGTCATCTCTGTTTGTTAGAGAGCGCCAAGCAAGAACAGGATCAATGTCAAGCCGAGATGTATTTGACAGACCAACATCCTCACGGAACAAGCGAATAAGCTCGTCATGCGCTTTAACCCACTGGCCATTCCTTGCAGAAGCTCTCTGATGCACTGAAAGGGGGCTAGCAAAGCCGAAGGTGTTCATTACTAAGTTGATACCTGCATCACCTGCTAACCTTACTGTAGCCTCCTTTATAGAGGCTGTGGCTTTGTTTGACTGTATGATCCTTTTAAACGGCGTAGATACAAATTTATAAAAGCCGCTATCAGTAAAAACATTATCAGCCATCGACCACATCTTACTTTGGTCAAAGCCATCGCTTTCAAGCTTTCTTATTGCATGTTCTCTTTTATGCAAAGAAAGCTCTGCGCTTACTTCTTCTAGCTGAATCTCTGTTGCCGAATGTAACTGCACCTCTTCTGGTGCCGCAACAAGCTGTTGCTGCTTTGCAGTAAGCTCTGTTATTTTTTTGTTTATATCTGATTCAGCCACCTCAGATAGCGGTCTAAGTTCTGGCGAACCTATTGTACCAAAGTCATCTGCGCTAAGTTCGCTAGCATATTCTATTTGCCTTAACGCTTGGGCTTGATTCTCAAGTGACTTTTTTATCTTTGTGTAAGCAGCAGCGCGTTTGGTAATAGGGATTGATACAGCCCCGCCCATCGCGCCACCAAACAAAAATGCACCTGCTACATTTACTGCGCTTTCAGTGCTAGTTTGCACAGCATCATATGGCTGTATCAAAGCCGCCTCAACACCTGCTTGAATTGCTGCTGTCCCTGCGCCGACCCTAAGTGCTGACCGCCCTATGCCCAATGTGGGGCCACCAAAAGGCAAGGCTAAGAAGTTAAGAGGATCAAACAGACCTGCGCCAAGCTGAGAGATAAATGAAGACTCGCCAAGCACCCTGCGTCTTTCAAGCGATTCATCTATGCCACGTTTCATCTCAATCATATGCTCTGAGCTAACAGCGCTGCGCAACTCCATTGCGTGTAAAGAATACTCGCCAAGGTCTTCTAGTGGATTATAACCTTCTTGCCTAACAGTTCCAAACCTGCGCCTGTTTTGAAACGCTTCATATGCAGGGTCATATGTATAGCCGAATGATGCAGACAAAGTATCTGAGAAAGAAGGCTGTCTGGAGTCTTGAGGGCTTAACTGGTCAAAGTTGCCATACCTAAAACTGTTTGGATTAACGACCATTACTTAAAAACCCCTTTAAGATAGCTAGAACTTCTTTTCTTATAATCCTTGCCATCATCTTCTCTGATCGTTACATTTTCATTTTCTATTTGGCCTCTAGGTATAGATGACAGACTTTCGCTATCCACTCTAAATGTACCGATCCTTCCTTTTATTTTAATTAGATATGTTTCGTTTGTTGGGTTGTTATAAATAGCCATAGAAGGGCCAAGGTCTATAGGCTGTGGCTCTGGCGGCGCTTCTGCTTCTGGGGCATCGCCTGTTAGCTGTGCTTCTGTATCGTCCATGCTAGAGAACTTACCAGTTAGCATCCTGTTTACATCTTCTATTGGCACTACGCCTTGACCAGACAGAAACATGAAAAGCTGAGTTGCTTTGGCAAACTCTTCATTAACCTTCTGCATTGAAGAGGATGGCCCTAAAGCATTATTGTTGCTTACATCATAATGATTTTGCATTGCTTCATAAAGAGCAGCAAACTCAGGTGACGGTGTAACGCCAACTAAATCTTGCTCATTGCTGTCAGTAAGATTAGCAAACACTTTTCTTTGCTCGTCGGTTAAACTGCTAAAGACATTTATATCAATAGTGTTTTTTATCTCTGATACTTTTTCTTTTAGCTGAACACTATGAGCAGGGTATAACTCCCTAGCCTCTTCCATTTGAGATATTTCTTCGGCTCTAGTAACAGCCGCTTCTTCTTGATAAGATTCCAAAGCCCTTATATTTTGTAAATACTTTTCTTCTTTGGTAGAGATAAAAGCAGGAACCATAAATGTATCAGTAATATTGTAGTCCGTTACTACATCATGAGAATACTCATACAAAGAAAACTCGCCGTCTTCGCCCTTAACCATAACAGCATACGTCATGCCTGTGTCTAGGTTTTGCCCAACTGGTCTAAGCTTAAACTCTTTAGTCGCCCAACCAAAATCTTTATCCATTAAGTGCAAATCTTTTCTTACTGCATCAAGAAACATTTCCTGCACTTTAGGATCGCTGCTTAATGTAGCAGAGAGAGGGTATATTGTTTTCGTTTCACCAAACTCAGGCAAAACATTTTTGTCTTCAACATAAAGTGCTTCTGCTTTCTGCGTTACATAATCTTTTAAAGGCATGTCTATTTTGTTTGCGCCACCGCGATCAGCAAACCAAGCAAAGACAGATGCCTCCAACATTTCTGTCATCTTTGTATTTCTTATAGCAGCGCTTATTGGAGTATTTTTATCTGGGCCAGTTAAGGATTGAAGGTACTGTAGAGGTGTTGCAGTCTGATTTTTTGTAGCTGTACCTCCTGTTTCTTCAGCAGCATATTGAGCCAACTGAGAACCCATTACTGTAGCAAAGCCCTCGCCTCGTACGGTCTCTTTATAAAAGTCAGCAAACTGCTTAAACTGCGCCTCATTAATTGGTGTATCTGATTGCTGTTGATATGAAGACATTAAGTCCCAAAATGCTTTAGTATTTGCATCTAAAGCAGAGTGACTATTAGAAAGGCTTTCTATTCCGTTTCTGTCAATTTGAGTAGACGTATTAGCATAGAGAGACAGCAATCTATTCATCATCCCTGTTGGGACATTGCCATTTGCGGCTTGGTCAAGGAGGCTAACAAATGACTGTGGAAGAACAACTTGGCCTACGGCTTTAAAGCCTTGATCTTGTTCGCTAGAAGAAACTGTATAGAAATCATCCTTTAGCTTAAGAACGGTATCTATATGCTCTCTATTATCCTTGTCAGAAGCATCAGCCATTCCACGACCAATATCAGAGTTCAACTTATCTATTGCGCTCAAAGCTGTTCTGTTTTCTAAATCTTTAATTTTAGCTTGAGACTTATTATTTGCTGCGGTTGTTATTGTTGATTCATCGCCAAGTCTTTTAGCTTTGTCTAAAACATCACGAACATTTTCTGGCAGTGAAATGCTAGGCTCTATTCCTTTAGCATAAGCCACCATAGCCTCTGCCATTTCTGCTGTTGGCGCAGAGCTTATAGCCAATCTTATATAGGCTGTTGCCGCAGCATTATTAAGAGAGTTTTTCTGCCGTTCCTTTGCTTCGTTGTCTGCTTTAGAGCTTTCTATATTAGACATTGTTTCAGCGTAAGAAGTGCTTACACCATCAACATCAGAACCTGTTCTTATTGCGCTGTCAATTGCTTCGTTTACATCTCTGTAAAGCTCAATTCCCGCCTTAATTTTTTCTTGGTTTTGTTTAAAAGCCTTCTCATCTTTAAAGCCCTCAAAAAAAGTAATAGCACTTTTCTTAAGGCCAAAGCCAGTTTCGCTATCTAAGTACGCTAAATTTTTTAAATCATCGTGTAGGCTTTCTGGTATTATCTTAAGAGCTTGTGGGCTTGGGTTATTTAAATACTCAATAACATTAACAATCTCTTCTTTGCTTGTTAGCTGACTTACAACATGTCGCTGAATCCCATCGGCTATACCATTAACTCTTTTTGTAACGCCTAACATAAGATCGTTTGATTCACTGTTAGACATACCTGCAATAACCGCGCCCTGTTGTGTAGCTAAAGCAGCTTCATAAGCCTCAATAACTTCGTCAACTTCAGCCGTAGAATCAGTGCCATCTGCTATTGCGTCTGCGTTTCGCATAATCTGACCATTAGAGTTTTTGCCAGAGTTTGCGTCAACACGCGCCTGTTGGACAGACTTGGCAAGCTTAATCGAAGAAGCGCCAACGGCATCTCCCATGTACTCATTGGCATATTGGGTAAACTGCTCGAAGGTTGATGGGTCAGAAAGAACATCTTGAAAGTCTTTTCCAAGAGCATTTTTTATTTCTTCTGAAAGACCGCCTAAGTTCCCCATATCAACGGCTGACTGGATTTCTAGCAACTCCATGTGAGTGAAATTGCCAGTCTCAATAACACTTCTTAGAGTGCCACGCGCTATTGCAACATTGTCAAACTTAGAATTTAGCTTTGTTGAGCTAGCAGTTACTAGCTGAGAGTTAGCCATATTCTGATCGTCAACAGCGCCTTGCTTAAGGATAAGCTGAATTTGCTCAGTGTTGCCTGTTCTTGCAGCAATCTCTAATGCAGCCTGTCTTTCTTGTACCCTTAACTTATGAGCATCAACCTGCTCTGCTCTTTCTCTAGTTAAAGCCTTTAAGCTAAGATTGTGGGCATACCCCTGCTTTACAGCCTGACCAACTCTTACAATTTCATTGCTAAACACTGTGCTTGTTTCAGTGTTCGCCATTTGCGCAATGTATTCTGATGCTGCTTTGTTAAATCCAGAAGGGCTAAGATCGTATCTGAGGGCAAGCTCTTTCATCTTGCCATCAATTTGAGTTCCTAACTCTTGCTCAAATCTTGTAAGCAGTACGTTTTGGTAAGCTTGTTGAGCGACACGACCTAAACCTTTTGGCCCTTCGTGAACTTCTGGCAACCCTGTGGAGGGGTCAAGTGCCATCACCTGCTCACCAGACAAAGCATTGGCTAGATCAATGCCATGCGCCTCGGCATCTTGAACTGCTCTTTTATAAGCAACCGCTTCGGCCTTTGCTGCGTTTCGCGCTATTGCCTCGCCAGTAATTTGACCTGCGGAAGATGATCGCGCAACGCCAATGGGCGAGATTCTAAACTCACGCTTTTCTCTAATCATTGCCATTGCTTATTTTCCTATTTCCTGCTTGGTCTATGGGGTCTTGTAATCGCCATAATCAGCAATGCCTTTGCCAATTGTAGTAAATGCACCAATCATCGCTGCTTGCTTTCTGGCCCTGCCTTCAACCCTTGTTGTTGTTGCTTGCTGACTTAGCTTCATAGCCTCAAACATCCCCATAAGATCGGACGTTCTAATATCCTTACCCAAGGTTTCTTTTTGCGCTCCAAGGAAAGCCTCAACAGATCGGCTAGATACATCTCTTCCGCTAGCATAAACGGCTGCAATGTTGGCAGAGGTATTTCTATCGTAAGCCTCTCGTCTAGCGGCATGGCGCTGTCGAGTTTCTATTGCGCTCCTTACTTTATCGGTCTCTATATTAAAAGCGTCTAAGTTAGCAGACTGTTCTGCTGCCGCACCTGCTTGCATTTGACCTGCTGCGCTAATAAAAGCAAACATTAAAGGTAATGACATTATATTATTAACTCCGCAATTATTCCATTGACCTGCATAGTAAGCGGGTCATCTTGTTCGATTGTAACCTGTGGGTCACGACTATAACCTAAAGAGCGGAACTCTTTTTTACCAGTAAATCCAGAAGACATCGTTGGCGTTCTGCTGTTTACCTTAACTGAGTTTGCGTTCTTTAAGTCTAAAACAATGTTAGTAATCCCTCTTCCGCTACCAGTTGCAGGGCCATTGCCTACAGCAGCATCAATAGGATTTGTTATTATCTGAGCTGTAAACTTCTTGCCTACATAAGCATGGGTATAGCTTTCTGAGGCGTGGGCAGTAAGGTCAACCTTATTACTTCCATTTACAGTAAAAGAGCCAAGAGAATACTGAGTAGAGTTTTTAATTGCTATTACATCAACAGAATCACCAGAAGAATATACAGCGCTTACATCAACAAGGTTTGTTGATACTGCACCATACAGCCAGAAATCCAAACCAACCTCAGTGTCAAACTCACATAGCTTTAAGTTACCACTTGAATCATAGACATTAGCAAACAAGCGATCTTCAATGCTGCAAACCGATCCAAATGTGCCATTGGCTACTACCCTAGTCCATGATGCTCTCTTCTCCGCTCTGTTTGAGGAGAACAATGCAAGGTCGCCATTGTTAAGAGTTAAGGCAGCATATGAATCTGGAAGCCCAAAGCCGCTATGAACAATGGCTAAATACTTTGGGGCATCTATTAGATGAGAGGCAATCGTGGAAACAGATGTCGCAGTATAGGCTTCTTCTGTGTCAGTGTAGATATACTCCCGAATAATCCTACCATTATTCTGCACAAAGATTGTTGCGCCGTCTATCGACATAGGCTCAACGTGTTCGACCCCATATGGTGTCTGCTTTCTTATCTGTGCGTTAGTCGGCGTAATAGCTTGATTAAGGTAAGTTGGAATATAAAGCTCATTAGATGCAGTAAACACCTGCAAGTCTCTGTTTGAAACAAGATACCTTATTTCATTAACATCACCTGTTGCAGCTACCATAGAGATAGCATCTGTATCTGCTGCATCTCCTACGTCAAAGTTAAAGAACTCACCAAGTTGTGACATCCAGATATTATCTGGCTCTGCTATTGTGCCCCCAAAGCAAAGACGGTTCTCATGGAACTCAACAGCCGCAGGGTAGCCCCTCTTAGCCGACCAAGCTTGCTCATCCCAATCTGCTCTAGGCGCATGGGTTACAACAGTTACTTGACCACCACCATCTTCGGCAGAAGAAGCAGCACCACCCGCAGTAAACGTAAATGTGTTTTCGTCGATAATGCCGCTTACAGTTCTAGCCCCATTTAAGTTGCCAGTATTAATGCCGCCAGTTGCTGAAGCACCAGAAAAAGTAATGGATTCACTACCTGCAAAACCATGCTCAATCATTGTGACTTCTACAGTTGTGCTTCCGTCAATAGTGCGGAATGGGTTTAAAACAGACAGGCGAGTTGATAGTTCGTCAACAACATTACCTGTTGCCTGAGTTGCAGACTGAACACTAGTTATTGTAATCTCATTGCCGCTATATCTAACCACTACGCCAACATGCAGGGAGTCGGGATAGTTGCCACCAGACTGACTTCCTGTTGTATCCCAATATGCAGCGCTTGTTGTTAAGGTTATTCCTGTCCCAGTTGTAGCGCTAGGATCAAGCGTTACGCCATGACCTTGGAACTTAGAGTAAGGTTGAAACGTAGCGCTGTTATCTGCCCTTTTGTCAAAGCTGTATGTAGAAATTTCAAATGCAGTAAGGCTTGTGCGTGTTAACATCCTTGGCGCAAACAGTGGGTGCGATATAAACATAACATCACCATACTGCGATGTAGTGTATTCTTTTAAATAATCCTGATCGAAGGGAAGCGCTGCGCTGCTTGTGTCTGTTGTTATAGTAGCAACAAGACTTACTGTACCATCTGTTAGAAGGCGAAAGCATCTTACTTTCTGATGCTCTACCGAAATAATGTATTCTTCATTTTCATCAAAAACGAAAGGAAACAAATGTGACTGTTCTTTAGTAGAATCATTTAAGCTATAATTATAAATATGTTTCAGACCATAACGCTTCTTAACAGACCCCTCTGCCATAACAACCATGTTCTGTAGGCTTTGCGCTGACGCATTGTAGACAGCGGTGTCAGTTCTCATAATAAGAGAATCACTTATTTCGCCATACTGAAAGCTGCTAATTGGTACTCTGATTTTTTGCATTAGCTGCGCCTTTCAGTAATAAACCTCGAAGTGTTTAGCTTGCGCGTTGTCTGTTGCTGCGAGTCAATGTTTCTAGCCTTAATAAACAATGAGGCTGCTTTCTGCTCCATCAAGCTAGCTAACTGCGCATCTTTAGCTATTGATATTGCAAAGGATGCAGCAAGCGAAAACTGAATTGGCGTTGTAAAGTAAGAAGGCCAATTGGATTCAGCTTCACGCTCAACATAGTCTAAGACTACAGTATCCGATGAGGTTGCATTGCAGAATATTTTATTACCATAAATATCGTATTTAATTGGAGCATCATTAATTGTTGCGCCTATTACTGTAATGCAAGAAGAAGGTATATGGTAAGCAGACTCAAACTTGCCCTTGGGCGCTGTTGCTAACCGTGTAAGATTAAATTGTGTAGTTGCAAAACGCCACCGAAAAGAAGCAAACGATGTCCGAACGGTGTCTTCATAAAGAGCGTTCGCAACTTTTGCCTCTACTGTATTAGCAGTAAAGTCAGTAATGGCATCTGCGCCAATAAGATATAAGGCGTTGGTTGCAACTTCTATTGCGGAATCTGCTACTTTTGGCATGGCAGTATGGGGGCCGAAGCCCCCACCCCTTTATTAATCGCCGTCTGTTTCAACGACAGCAGTGCCGTTTGAAACATCGACTACAGTGCCAGTGTTCGAGAGAACATTAACAAAGTTGGTTGATGGAACATTAGTGTCACAAACAATAATTAGGTCACGAACAGCTAGCATATTTGCTGCACTGTTAAAGTAACCTTCTGTGTTTACAGTCGCAATTGCGTCTGCGCTTGTGTACATCCACAAACTTCCGTTTGAGTCACCACCAATTCGAGCTAGTCCACTTGCTGCATAAGCCATGTTTTACTCTCCTTAGTTATTGTCGAGGACTTCATAGACGCCATCATCGTCAATAACGACAGCCCCCATTGACATCATCGAGGTTGCGAGGTGTGAGACTTTTTCTGCAACATAGTTGACCTCAGTTTGAACATCAGCATTGATGCCAAGGCCAACAGCGTTTGTGTGGTAAGCAAAGTTTTTGCCACCTGCAACCGCAGACGTTGAGAAGATTTTAAAGCCCAAGAACTCCTTCATGGTGATACCACCCGCGAACGGCAGGTTCTGATCGCCAACAAAGTCAGAAGATGCAAACTCTGTAATGTTATACAGATCAGCAAATCCCGCAGGAGACATTGCCAAGAAACGCTGTCCGTCCTCTGGCATGTCAGCATTACCAACAGTCTCAAAGAGAGAAAGCAGATCAGCCTTTGCCAAAGCAGAGCCAGTGTCGTGGATTTGAGTTGAGTTAGCACCTGCATCAAGAGCAGTTGTTAGAATCTCATCTGTCTTACGACCAAGCGCAGCAGCAGCAGATTGAGCTACAGCTTGACGCTCGTTGATGTTGATTTTCAACTCGTCTAGTTTATCAATGTACTCTGGTGCATAGTAGTCAGCCATAGTGACTTCGACGTTTGTATGCGCCAATTCCATTGGGGTTACGTTGCCGTTACGAGATTTCGTATTGGCTGTGCCTTTTCCGATTACTTGGAAACGAGCAGTTGAACCAGTCACATTAGTAGAGCGAACAGTGTTCCGTAGTTTAGAACCCATACGCTGATACGCCATGTGAACTTCGGTTTCAAACTGCTTGATAAAGGCTTGGTCAATTGTATTAGCCATTTTCACAGTCCTAATTGAAGTTACGGTTTACAACGGGTGTCCACTCTCGCACTTCAATAAGGGTATCCTTTCGGGCCTTTCAGTGCATTATGGGCCGTAATGAGCTATCGTAAACATTCTTTTTGTTCGGATTGCAACGCACAAATTCAACATACTTGTTTTCTCCTAGCACTGAAATACCAACAGGTTCAAAGCCAAGCCAAGCTGCCCACTGCAATATTCCCTCATAATCGGCTAGGATAGTCATGGTCATATTGGGCTGAGTCTTGTCAAAGAAGTTAACCAACATCCTTGATCCACGCGCTAGCATAGTGAAGTTTTCTTTTATTTTATTTGAGAACATGCAGAACATTTGAGGAAAGTCTTGATCCTCAGTAAAGAACAAACCCCCAACAGCTATAAAGCTTTCGCCCTCTCGCCTTACAAGATAGCACTCAGATGTTTCGTACATTTCAATGATGGCTTGCTCAACGTCAGTGTGACCTAAGATGGCAAGCTCTCTTTTATTTTCCTTACTTAAGTTGGCAACGACCTCATCAACATGACGTAAGGTAAAGGGGGTCATGTAATAACGCCCCCTTTTTAGAATCTTAACCTCTGTTTGGGTAAAGGGCTTGGAATCCTTCGGTGACTTGCTTGATGAAGTGAGGGTCGCGGTCTTTATGGTATCTTGGGTCATTCATCATCTCCCTTAGATCGGCCTCACTTTGACCTGCACTCGGCTGCGTTTCGCCTGTAAACGATCCGTCCTTCATTGCTTCCATTACGGCTTCAAGAGCAAGGATTCCTTCATGGCTTTCGCACATGCGCTCTACCGCAGGGATTGCTTGCTCTGGAAAGAACTTGTTTGCAAACATAGACGCAGCTTGTATGCGGTCATTAGCATTATCTCCAAGCTTTGCAGCTTCTGCATCAAGGTCTGGTTCTTGCCCACCAGTCGCTTGAGCATACATTTCAATGCCTTTATTGAACTCATCTTGAGAAAAGCCGTTCTCGTATGAATGATCTGCCCACCACTTGAGCAACTCATTATCTACAGCCATTTCCTCATTCACAATATCTGGCAGTTGATAATCACCTGCTGACTCTGGCCTCTCGCTAAAGGCTTCGGTCTGAATCTCTTCGATGATCTTAGATCGAATGTCTTCATCTTTTGTGCCAAGCTTTGACTCTAGCTCCTTATATGCTTTAGCTAAGTCTTCACCTGTGTTGTATTTTTCGGGCAACCACTCAGGTCGTTGTGGCTGACTGTCCTCTGCTACAACAAAATCACGCTCTTCTGTTGGCGCTTCTACAGCTACTTCGGCTGTTGCTTCGGCTACTGTCTCATTCATTTGTTCTTACTCCTGTGCGAATGTGAGATACGTTGCTCAATAAGGCCAACGATATATCGCTGCCCCTCTATATGTCGCAACTCTTCTGTAGTCACATTAGGCCCATTAACCATTTCGATTGTAATGGAGCGCAGATAACGCAGGACTTCCTGTCCTGTGGGCGAACTAAATACATGAGCGATATTGTGGCTTACCTCTACATCTTTAGCAGAGGCTCTTTGTATTCCGTCGATCCCAATATTAACCTTGTTCGGCAACCATCTGTCCCTGTTGCTGTTGCTGCTGCGCCATTTGCTGCGCTAATGCAGCTATTTGTTTACGCTGTTCTTCATCACGAATCAAGCTCTCTGGCACACCAAATTTCTTAGCTAAGTGAATTGCTGTCTGTTCACCGTCAATTAGAAGCTGCAACATCTCAGGGCCAAACGTCCCGCCAACCAACTCTAGGAATCTTGCTACGCTAGAAATATCCTGATTAGATTGGGCTTGAGCTAATGGAGATACAGAGCGAACCTTGACCTCTCTCCCATTGACTGTTGGAACTTCAATGCGCCCTTGCTTCTTAAGAATGTAGATTACGCGCTGCAATACTGGCTGAACTAGCTCTGCTTGCAGTCTGCCAAAGGCTGCGCCCATCCTGCGAGACAGGTCTGCCATGCGTTCTGCAACCTCTGTAGCAGTTGCAGGTGTGGTATCAGGCTTGCCAAGCATATCATTATACAGTGCAGTCTTAATGTTGTGCCGCATATCGCTAAGAACAAGCTGCGCAACGTCAAACTTACCTGCTGCTTGGATAGGCTGAAGGCCAGTTGACCCCATAGCTTTCGGTATAATTGTGCCGGGCACTAAATTTATCGTGTCAGGGTTGATTACGCCGTCATCTTCCATCTGATATATGCCAGAGATCGACATCTGTGCGTTCTCAAGGATTAACTGGATGGTGAGATTCGTTGTCTTAATTGAAGACAGCGCATTAAGTAGTGGGCCTCGTCCATAAATCTCACCTGCACACTTAGACCAACGGAAGCAAATAAACGGATTAGAGCCAAGGCCCTTCATTTCATTCGTATATAAGCAGGTGTTTGTTGTCAGGCAGATTGCATATTGAAGGAAAGCATCTTCGTTCTTCTTGGAGTAATCTCTGCAAACAACTTCAAGAACAGTTGTTTCACGATTAGCCCCCATCAACGCTTGCACCTTCGGGCTGAACTTTCCCTTGGGGTACATAATAGAAAGGTGATCGAACTTAACCTTCTTGCGCTCACGGTAAACGTGGTCAATTCTATCGTCGGGGCCAGTGTCTAGCACTACATGAGGAAGCGGTATTGCTGAGAAGTTTACTGGGTTTACTGCATCGCCCTCTTCTACGCACAACACACCAGTCCCGACAGCCAAGTCCATGAAGGATTCATGCACCTCTTGGCTAAAGTTTGAGTTCTGTAAAACCTCAAAAACATATTCGGTGACTTCATCTAGCTCATTATCAATAGCCTCTCTTTGATCTGGAGGCACTTCACTACCTGCCATAAGATCAGCCCATCGTGCAAAGTTAGGAACTATGCCCGACTGTAAGCGGCTAGCAAATTCCTGAACCCCAACTACAACAGTCTCGTCAAAGATTTTGTCATCCCTGCGTTGCCCTGCTTCTTCATAATAGAATGACTCTCGTTGAGGCAGCGCATATTCATAACACTCTTCAAAAAGAGAAACCCAGTTCTCACGAAAAGCTTTAGCCTTGTTGTACTTTTCGATGTACTGCTTTGCAATTGGATCGTCAGCCATTAGCCAAACCTACCTAAAAACCCTGCGCCACCTGCTCTCATAAGTGATCTGCGACCTGCGCCACCACGCATACCGCCTCGGCGCTCAGTGCTTGATTCAATAGCCTCAGTTACATCTTCACGTTTTTTAGATGCTCTAGCTTGAATTTCTTCTTGTTTTGCCGCATCTGCTGCAACACGCCCTTCTGCTGCTGCTTTGTTCTCTGCATCAGTTGGGCCACCACCACCAAAACACATAATAAGCTCCTTTATTTTTTACATTCGTAACCATAGAACAGGATAAATCACAATGCACAAACTACATTCTTGCCCAAAACCCCTGCTTTTTAGGGCGTGACTGCTTAGAAAAGACATCAAAGCTACGTTTTGCAACGGATACTCTTGCAGGTTTTTGGGTATTCATGAGCGCTCGACCCTCACCTGCACCTAAGAAAAGGTACTGTGCAGCATCGTGAACGTGGCTAAACATATTTTTGTCTGGTTTGTCTGCGTATCTTTCGCCAGAAACTTCCATCCGCTTGTACGCATACCCGCCCTCAAAGCCTTTGATTAGCTGTGGGCATCTGCGATCAATTAATAAAGCAGGTTTCCCTTCGACCATTTTTGTCAGCTGGGAGGACACTGACTCAAGCCGAAGGTCAACGGAGTTGGAAGGCGCAGGGAACGCCCTCAAACCTGCTCCGCGCAAGATGTGAAAGGGAGTAGACTCATCAGTCTGTGCGCGGAAATCACCTGCGGGATCGCCATAGATTATTACCTCTGACGCTGCCGCGAATCTTATAGCTAGCTCATTTCTAAGAACTTCGGCAAAACGCACGATGCCCATGTCTACGGCTACAATTTCGGATTGAATGAACCATCGCCCTCGAACCTTTTGTCCAAGCACTGCCGCAGGGGTCAAGCCAAAGTCCACGCCAACATAAACTGGGGAATTTGCTGCTACTGGTATTTCTTCTTTTGCTATGTGTACTTCTGCTGCAAACATCGGGTAAACAGGTTTCCCATCTTGGATGTGGCCCAAACGGTTCATCACATACACGTCTATCCATGATTTAGTCTTACCCCTTATTAGATTGGAATAATAACTCTTGAGCATATTCTTTGTGTTCTCGGCTTTGGGGTTTGGCTCGTAGTCTTCTATCTCGCCCTCTTCACCTTTCTTTTCAACCATGCCGCAGGGTTGGGTATAGAAAGACCAGTTGTCTGGCTTAACCAACATCTTAGCTTGCTCACGCGGTATATGATCTGGGACTGGAACTTCACCTGCCATAATCGGCCACCAGTGATCTTCCTCAGGCGCGTTGGTATCGGCAATGACACCAGTCCAAGTAGGGCCACCATCACGCATAGAAGGAAAACGCCCAACACGCATAGTACAGGCGTCAATAATACTCTTCGCAATTTCTCTAGCCTCATTAATCCAAACGCCAGTTAGCTCTAAAGATAGCAGTTTCTTTACATCTTCGGGGCGGTCTAAAGCTAAGAAGATAACCTCAAGATCAATGTCGCCCTTCTTAATGTGATGCGTATATGGCACTGACCAAGTAAACTTACCCCAGTCTGATTCTGGAAACCAGTCAAGCCATGTCTTGATGGTGGTGGTTCTAAGTTGGGGATTGGTATTACGAATGATTGCCCATCGGCTTTTGCGGATTCCATCTGGCCCTTTGCCTTGTTGGATTGCGCGGCGAAACACTTCTACACAACAGCCAACGGACTTGCCAGAACCGACTGGCCCTCTTATGCCACGAAAGAATGTATCGTCCTTCATAAATACTTTTAGGACTTCTCCATCTGGCTTGTACTTGAAGTCTATCATCTAAGCCCTTTGTTAACTCCAAAGCGGATCATATCTTCAACCACCTCTGGCGCAATGCTGTCAATGAGCTTGTCGCACTCATGGTCTGTAACAAAGTGCTGTCCGAACTTTGCAATGACACTTGATAGATGAACCTTGCGAACAATGCCGCGCAGCATATCGCGGTCTTGTTGGGTAATCGTAGAGGTAAAGCTCAAGTCCTGTACTTCCTTACTTTGTCAGCAATTGCTTTCGGTTGAGCCACAAACTGCTTGCCCGAAGCCTTGCCCTTTCGTTTAGCTCTGGTTGTAGCTGCATATTCAGAATCACTAAGAGCAGCGATAGCTTTAGAAGGAAGGTAACGCTCACCAGTCTCACTAGACTTTTTGCCAGACTTGGTGCGCCACTTCTGCTTGCCCCAGTTCATTAATGATTTCTGAGAAGCTTTCACCTATATCCTCCACCTGCTGCTTTGTATCGCTTGGCTAAGAGTTGAGCCTTACGCGCAGACCACTTACCTGCCGCAGTGCCTTGAACATTTGCGGCCTTTATTCTGTTGAACAAAGACTTCCGCATCTTGGGCTTGGTATAATTACCTGCTTCATTTACTGCCATTCTTCACACTCTTGTTCTTTTTACGAGCGTAAGCCTTTGCAGCTTTCTTTCCCTCTTTGCTGTAGGAGAAAGTCTTTCCATTAACTTTAGGCATTTTTTTTCCTTTTCTTTTTAGGCGCAGTTTTCGATTCATCAATGTCAGGCGTAGAAGGATTGTCAGCCTTGTACGATCCCTTGGCTGTTCTTGCCCTTACTGGCTCTGGCCCTTCGACTAAACGCTTGGCATCAGCCATGCGCGTCTTACCAGTGTAATGAATCCCTGCAATTGTATGGGTTTCCCCAGTCCATAATTCTTCAGTATGCGCAATGTAAAACGCCATTAATCTTTTCCTCCCCTAGTGTATTTTCCCTCTAAGTTCCACCTCCGCTCAATCTTTTTTGCTTGGCTGAGAAGAGACTTATACTTTGGGTCTTTGCCGCGAATGTAAGACGCAACGTCTACCATTACATTGTGATAACGGCGAAGCCATTTATTCTGTGCCTCTTCATCCGTTACCTTAGTGGGTATCTCAAAAGCCTTCATTTGGTTGAGAAGGCTATCGTACTTTCTTTCAGACGGAGATGTCTTCTGCTCTGGCATCAATAACTACTCTTTAAAGCTGTCAGCAACGAAGAACTCTGATTACCGCTTATCGGCTTTGGAACATCCCCTAACTTCACATCGCTGCGCTTCTTCTTGTCCATCATAAGAGAAGGCAAAGCCTCAGGGTCTACCCTCATCTCTTCATAATACTTTTCTGCTGTCTTCTGAGCGCTGCTAGCAAAACACATAATCTATCCTTTCTTATGCCGCTTCGCAAAGTTACGAGCCGCCTCCACAGAGCCAAAGCCCCACTTCTTTAATGCCAATGCCTTTCGAGTCGGGCGACCCTTCTCATCTTTCATCGGCCCTTTCATTCCTGCAAACCGAGCAGCAAAAGAAACACGACGAGGATTCGTACCACTGCTTAACTGACGCTTTAAGTTAGCACCTTCAGTACGCTTAAAATGAGCGCGGCCCGCAGCAGTCAAGCCGCCAGTCTTGCTTTTGTGTTCCTTCCTCACATCTGCCTCTTCTTAGCCATAGAGAGCAAAGACTGATCCTTGAGAGGCTTGCTAGGAGAGTACATACCGCCGCCGCCTTTGCCGCTATACCTTGCTTTTGGTTTGTTGATTTTTTTGTCAAACTTTACTTCGCCTCTAGCATCGCGCAGCAAAGTCCGAGCATGTTTAACTTCACGCTTTAGCTCTTGAACCTTTTCTTTGTTTGACAGCTTTTCATAACTTCCATCCTCAGAAAAAGAATAAGTCTTAACATTTTTTCCGCTACCCTTCAGCTTACTAATTTCTTTGCTTATCTGGCGAAGAACAGACTTCAAACCTTTAATCTGCTCTTTAGGGCCGCCCCTTAAACGACGAGTCTCGTTGTCTTCAGTAATGGCTGCTGTGCCTTCCATCAACTTATTCCTTCTTCTTTCTTAAGTATCCACCACTCTTGAGCGCAGCTTTGGCGACAGTCATGTCAGCCCTATCCGGCTGCTTCTCTGGGGTACGATCAAATCTACTCATGTCAGAACCTTATGCAGATAAAAATATTTTTCACAATGCACAAATTAGTCTGTTTGCTTCTGAGCAGAATAATGTGAGTTGGAGACTATTACAGTAACAGGTTACACAGTTTTTCCCCCCCACCCCCATGACGGAACGATCAATGAACAGTTTTATCCTAGATCGATTGAGACTCGTATGTCCCCTGCAACCTGCACTTGGCTGCGATCAATCGGTTTATACCCTGCACGGTCTAGCAAATCCTTCGATGCCTCTAACTGGACATACTCAGATTTAGCCCCAGAAGCTAGGGTACGGAGTTGTCTTGCAGCGATAGTAGCAGATAATCCAAACTCCTCATTCATCCTTTCCATCATGTACTGCTGCACATGAGGCAACTTCATAGTCTTGGTTGCAGTTACCCTTCCAGATTCGCCAACTGCATAACCTGCTAAAGGAGCAGCATCCTTGATGGAGCAGCCATTTGCTACAATGGTGTCAACGAGGGCTGTCTGTTTATCTGTCAACTTTCGGGTAACTTCACCCATGTTACAATCCTTTCTTCTATGCTGATGACATACACATAGCTAACTGTTGTTGTCTGTGTTTGCTAGATGGTGCAAGCATCATAAAGAAGGATTGTATCATTGTATGTCTCATTCGCTTGCCCCCCTCTCCCTCTCTCCCCCCACGCTAACACCATCCTGTAATGTACTGTCAATAGTGACGTAACGTAACATTGCTAATTATCCTACGTCACACCTTGCCAAAGCTATTGACGCACTACCACATACTACACCGCTCGTTACAGTTTGCTTGTTCAGATAATTAGTCAAAGCGTCGATCACCTTGTTAGTGGAGGCTGCGGTCATCCCCGCCCGTCTTTGTTGAGCATCGGGCAGAAACAGTTCGCAATACCGCTCGTACCTCGGATATTGCGAACTGCAAGCGCCTTTGGGCGTTTCTGCTCCGTGCTTCAAGTCGTCGTGCGGGGATGATCCTCGCACCACATAACAAGGAGAACTAGCAATGACTAAGGTATTATCTAAACTCGCAAAACTGAAACTCGAAGTTATAAACTATCATAACCACGATAATAGCAAGTTCCTCGTAGGTCTATCTAGAGATGCTTGCTATACGTCACACAACAGCTTGCAATTCAAACGTAAGCAGATTGCTGACGCGCTAGCTGAATATGACATAGCTGTTGAGGTTAAGAATCTACACGATCAAGAACGCACTCAACGTTGGATTGATCGCCTTTGCCCAGAGCTTGAGGAGCTTCAAGTCCGCCACGATGCAGACATTGAAGTTTATAAACACTTTAGCGGCGGTGAGACTTGGCTACCGAACAAGCCGGTTGCCACCCCCAAGAAACGTAACTTCTCTGAACTCAGAAAGCGAGTGGCTTAATGCCACCGCTACTGTCAGACACAATCGCAGCAGCGTCACTCTTTGTGGCGCTGTTTGTTGTGTTATCATTACTTACCTGATGCGGCTCTGGGGGTCATAGCTACAGCGCCGAGCGTTGTGGTTTTGATAGCTGACTATTGTTTCTAAACTTAGTCGGCTATGGAAACTGCAAAGCCAAGGAGGAAATTATGACACATACAATCACTGCTTATTCTAAAGTTCAAAAGGTTAAAGAAGAACCTAAGTTTGAAGTGACTAATCGCAAAGAACGCCGCCGCATCAGGTCTAAAAAGAAAGGGGCTACTCAACAAAGCTTAAAGCATGGACGCATCCATCGTTGGTATGACTAAGTATCAACTTCAACTGTATCAACTCTGTCAACAAGCAAAAGCGTCCGAGTAATTAGTATACAACCACAAGTAAAGTGTCCGGTTATTTATATAAGGAGGCAAAGTGACGTAACGTAACAATAGATTATTAATTATTAACACTGCATACTAGCAGTCCCTACAGTCATGAAAAGGAGAAACAAAATGACTTTTATGAAGCCCATAAACGATTGGAACTTCCCAATCAAGATGATGGCAACGCCTAACGCTATGACTGGTGAGCCTGTACCCAATTCGGTACAGGTGATCCGCACTGACACTGATGAAGTGATGGGTGTTCACGGCAGTAAATACAAACCTGTTAGCCATGACCTAGCTGTTGAATCAATCATTGATGCAGCTAAAGCAGCCAACATTAGCTCAGACTTCAAGACTAAGATCGAGGTCTACGAAGGTGGTCGCAAGCTAAGAGCTAAGATTATGTGGCCTGATGTAACTGTTGAACCGCAGGTCGGTGACTATGTACATTACGAAGCGCTAGCAACCAACAGTCTTGATGGCAGTTGGTCGTTTGCTCAATGGAGTCAAGGCAATCGGTTATGGTGTCTGAATGGTTGCACTACTGCTGATGTCTCTGCTTATTCTAAATATAAACACACACGATCCATCAACGTAGAAGGATCAGCAATCAAAATTGCCAATGGCATGTCTGCCTTCAAAGAACAAAAAGGCATATGGCAATCTTACATGGGTGTGAAGATCAGCAATGACCAAGCAGAAAGTTTCTTCAAGAAGCACCTCTGCAAAATGCACACTCGCCAAGCCCACACCATCAAGACCAACGAGCGCCAACTAGAAAACCTGCTCGGTCTATGGGGTGACGAGCGAGGACATCTCGGCCCAAACAAGTGGGCTTTATACAATACCCTAACGCATTGGGCGACACACACTCAGGATATGCGCAGCCCTCATACAGCGCGTCATAACCGTGAGGCAATCATCACCAGTGCAATGCGTTCTAGCGCATGGAAGGAGCTAGCATGAAACAACAATGGATTATGGTCATGTCAAAAGCACCACATCAAAAAGATTTTGGCATGACCAGAAGCTTTAGCATTACTAGTTTAGGCGCAGAGCAAGCAATGGAAAGAGCTAACTCTTATATCGCAGAGCAGTCCAATATGTTCAGAGATTTTGAATTTAAATTCCAAGGAGGAGAATGGTAATATGAAAACAACACGCGGACATTTTGAATACATAGCGGATCACTTAGCCCCGCTTGTATCATCACCAATCGTAATTGAAAAGATTGCTGATGACCTTGAGTTACTAAACGATAAGTTTAATCGTAAAAAGTTTCTCGCAAGAGCCATCGCTAAATGGGAGCAGAAAAATCTGCCACCAATTATTGATGACGAAATCCCATACTGAAAAGGAGTAGATTATGAACCAGTATGTAAAACCAAACTCATCTGCTGAGATAACTTTAATAACACCAGATCATGCAGCAGAATTATTAAAGATCAATACAAAGAACAGAAGGATCAATAGAAAATTAGTTGCACAATACTCAAGGGATATGGCTAACAATTCCTTTGATTTTAATGGCAATACAATCTGTGTTTCTAATACAAATATACTGCTTGATGGACAGCAACGACTAACAGCATGTCTTGAAACAGGCAAACCTTTCTGGACTATCTTAGTAAAAGACTTAGAAGAAAGGGCTATGGTTACAATAGATAGCGGTAGAAAAAGAGTCTACGCAGACAGGCTTAAAGTTCGAGGCTATACAAACCATGGGATTCTTGCAGCAACGATTACTCATGTAGCTTTGATAGCTTTAAACACTCCCAAAAACTCAGGGCTTACATCTTCTCAGTTAGATGATGTGTTCCAATCTAATCCATTAATAGTAGAGAGCGCTGACTATGCTCGAAACACATTCACTAGATGTGACAAAGTTCTTGGAGCTATACATTACATCGCAACTCAGACTGGCTTTGGAGAAACAGCCAACTCCTTCATCAAGACTTGGAAGGATGGACAGATAAACTATGAAGATGACCCCATCATCTATGTAAGGAATCTGTTAATCAGAGATGCTCATAGGCTTAAGAAAATGACAACAGTGCATAAGCACAGATTAATATTGTTGTCATGGAATAAGTTTAAAACTTACAGCACTCTTAAAAATGCAAAAGTAATGAAGGCTGCTTATGCAATGGATGGATGGGACGAATCATCCTGCAACTTAAAATCTTGAGAGAAGGAGAGATCAGTGACAAAGACTGATATTGAGCAAGCCATTGAGCGTGAAAGAAAAGAATACAATGACCTGCTCAAACAATATGGCTCTGGTGTAAGGCCAAGTTGGGTATCAACCGAGCTAGCCCACATTGGCATAGCCATACAAGGCTATAGACTTCAGCTAAAAGAACAGGAGGTTGACTTCTAGCTGCGTCTATGCAGTAAGTGCGGTATGAAATCGTACTTACAAACCGTAATAGATTGTTCAACGGAGTATAGTATTCCGTTGAGCAAAGCTTTCCAAAGGGCGCAAATTCCCACATCAACATACTATCGCACGATCAATGGAGCGACAGAGCTAAGGTACGAGACAGCTGCAAAGGTATTCAATGCCATCGAAGAGCTTCACTCGATTCAACAAGCCCGTGACTATACCCAGAGACTACGAGAAACTAATCAAGATGTTAATCGACGCTCGGTTCGAGCAAGGTTTAAGCCAAGAATCGCTAGCCTATAACATCGGGTGTACGTCATCACTGATCCACAAGTGGGAATCTCACAAGAGAATCCCATCTGGTTTTATGCTGATGTGTTGGTTGGACGCATTAGAATATGACATCAAAGTCCAAAAGAGGTAGTGCAATAACTTGCATTGCTTGTGAAACAGTAACGAATTGGTTCGTTGCTATATGCAAAAACAATAGCGCAGCCACCCATCAAAAGCATTGGTACGTCTGCCTTAATTGTTATGAGGAAGACAGATGGCAAACCGTAACAAGAACAAAGGAACTTACCACGAAAAGTGGTTTGTCAATTGGCTCAACGAAATCAAAGCGCCGATCAAAGCGAAGAGGCAACCCCTCTCAGGCAGTTTGGGAGGAGAGTATAGCGGAGACATCAAGCTCGAAGTCTTCGGACGAGAAATGGTAGGAGAGGTTAAGTATAGGGACAAGTCCAACTTCCCTAGCCCCTTCTCAGTATTAGATAGGCGAGACATTGCCTTCTATAAAAGACGGACAGGCAGTCCGCAAACGCTAGTCATTATGAGTGGCGATGAATTTCAACAGCTAATGGAGAAAATCAATGAAGGAGAATCCAGATAAATTAAAGTGGTGGGCTTGGCATAAAGAGAACCCACATGTCTATGAACTCTTTGAGAGGTTTACCATGCAAGCAATTAACCGAGGGCATAACCGATTAAGTGCTTGGTTAATTGTAAATAGAATTAGATGGGAAACCATGATCGAAACAACAGGCGAAGATTTTAAGATTAGTAATAATTACATCGCCTATTATTCACGATTGTTCATGGCAATGAATCCAGAATATGCAGGGTTCTTTAGGACAAAGGCATTGAAGTATGAAGAAACCAACTAGCATTGGCAAGTATGTCGAAGGTAATGTGTGGGATGCACACGTTAGCAAAGCAACAAGCTCACCTCATTACGCTAAAGAATACAAGCGTACAAATTATGTTCTCGACGAGTACGAGGTAATGGCTCGACGCATCAAAAACGGAGAGCCAATTGGCGAGAGCTATCTCAAAGGTAAGCAGAAAGAAAGGCTGCTAGAATTTACAAACTTAACTGAAGCTGACTTCAGAAAGTATCTTGCGTAGTCTGCACATATGCAGTAGTCTAGCTACTGTACCAGAAGGAGAAAATCATGAAACGAACTGGCTTCATAGGCGGGTCTGACTGTGTAAAAATTATGCAGGGTGACTGGCTTGAGCTATGGCAAATCAAAACAGGGAAGATAGATTCCCCTGATCTGTCAAAAAATTTAGCTGTCCAAATGGGCATACATACTGAGAGCTTTAACCTTGACTGGTTCGAGACCGAGTATGATTGTGTGCTGTCGGATCATCAGTGCGAGTATGAAGATACCATTGGGTCTGTCCCTGTGAAGGGTACAATAGATGCAATGTTTGGTGATGCTGTTGTCGAGGCAAAGCACACTAACTCATACAACACTATGGAAAAAGTTATCCAATACTACATGCCGCAGATACAATTGTATTGTCGGTTGGCAGGAGCGCCAGATGCTTATCTGTCTGTAATCTTTGGTAACAATAAATGGGAGTCAACTGTTGTCTCATATGACTACTCGTATTTCAATTCTATGTGGGCAGTGGTGTCAGATTTCTGGGGTCACGTTGTACGCAACGAAGAGCCGATTGGTATTCAAGCGCCAGACATCTCAACCAACTCCATTCAGGTGGACAACATGGTCATACGAGATGCCTCAACAAGCAACGAGTTCGTCAGCACAGCAGCCACATACACCCAAGGGCTTGAGCAAGACAAAGTATTCCAGAACGCAAAGAAGTCTCTCAAAGAAATGGTCGCCCCAAATGAGAGAGAAGTTTACTGTGATTTCCTCACAGTCAGACGAGACAAGCGAGGGGCATTAAGAATTACTAAACGAAATGGAGAAGTAAAATGACTATGGAAATATGGAACAGGCTGTCCTCTTCAGACCCCAAGTATCTGAAGAAGGTCAGCTTTGGAGCGCGTAGCTTTACAGCTATTGATCCACAATATCAGGTCAGAATGATGACCGAAGAGTTTGGCCCTGTCGGTGACGGATGGGGTTGGCACAGTGAAACACAAATCGTCAACGTCAGTAACGGAGATAGCGCAGTGCTTGCTCATGTCTCTGTCTGGCATGGCAATCCATCAAATGTATTCGGGCCATTCACTGGCTGTCGTAAGTTCTTTGATTCTGTCAAAGGGCGTATGGCAGAGGATGCCCCAAAGATGGCTGTCACTGATGGTTTGACTAAAGCCCTGTCACACGTTGGCTGTAATGCTGACGTCTTCTTAGGAGAAATGGATGGCAATAAGTATGCCGCAGACAGTGGCGGCTCATCTAACAATGGGTGGTAATCTTGTGAAGGGGGGCGTTCTCCTGCCTCTG